TGTAATTGCAAATGCTTGGCAACGGCTTTGAATAGGGTCAATAATTTTCTCAATGTAATTACAAGTCAAAATGAATCGGCAATGCTTACTAAATGTTTCCATTAAGTTTCTTAGAATTGCTTGTGCGTTTGGAGTCATATAATCGAACTCATCAAGGATAATCACTTTGTATCCTGCAAAACCTACCGAAGATGCAAAGTTCTTTACCTTTGTTCTTACAGTATCTACATTGTTTTCATCCGATGCGTTGATAATCATACTATCACATTTGATTGTGTTTACGATTAACTTTGCTAATGTAGTTTTACCTGTTCCCGCTTTACCATACAACAATAGATGTGGAATATCATTATTTTCTAAATATTGCTGAATAGTTTCTTTGATAGTTTCATTACCAACATAATCAGCAAGCGTTTGTGGGCGGTATTTCTCTACCCATAAACTATGCTCTCTTTTGTTTATATCGTTTGCGAAAAAACTCATAATTAATTTTTTATAAAAACTCCGTTTTCTGTTTTACCTTTTCTATCTCTGATTTCATTCCAAGCTGCTTCTAAACATTCAACTGGCTCCAAACCTAATTGCTTTGATAAAATAATCAGAGTTACAAACGAATCACCGATACCATCTTTTATTTCTTCATCTTTAGATTTCAATAAAGCACCTGCAGTTTCACCCACTTCTTCTAACACCTTTAACATTTGTTTAGGTGCATTATCCGGAACTAAAATCCCTTTATCATGTGCCCATTGAGTCACATTTTCTATTAAATTATCGAAACTCATAGTTTAGTTTTTACTTTCTAATTCTCTTTGTTTTTTTGATTCTTCGCTAATTGGTCTTGGGAATATACTAAATTCCATACCATTTTGTCTAAATGTTAATCTATCGCTTTCGTTTGGTTGAATTTGCAATACCAATGGAGAAGCTTCTGAGTTTTCATTATTCCAAGCGAATACTACTGGTTCATTGTTAAAAAATTGAAAACACCATTCTGCGTCCTGAATAACTTTTGGTTGTTGGGGTTCAACACTACCTTGCTCTGGTGGAAATAATTCTAATTGTTCCATTTCTTTTTTCTTAGCCATTTTCATTAATTTTGAATTTCTACTAAATAATATTTACAAACGAACTCATCAATAATGAATTCAACGTGAGCTAATCCATCAGCTGATACTTTGAGTTTAGCGGATGTTGCTTCTTTATTAGCCGTTAAAATTTCTTTTAGATACTTAGCGGAGAATGAAATGGGTTTAACTTCACCAGCGAATCCTTTTTCACAAGTGAATGTTACTCTATTTGTAGAGATTGTTGAATAACCAATAGCCATTTTCAAATCACCACCTTCAGTAAATACAGTGAAAGTATCAATATCGGATAATGCACCTTTTGCTTTGATAAATTTATCAATCATAGTGGATGCCATTTCGATTGAAATACCGAATTCTGGTAATTGTTTCAAATCAGGTACCGCAGGAATTACACCTAAATCTGCTAATTGGTAAGATGTTTCAGTTTCTTCTGAATTTAATTTCAATACAGTTGCTTTATCACCTACTGTATCTACATTAAGATTAATATCATTATCCAAAATACCAATAAGGTTTTTCAATAATGATGTGGTATAAATACCAATGTTGAATGGTTTTGATGTAAAGCCATTAAAATCCACTTCACCAAGCATTGTCTTGTCATCAGAAATAAAACGTACTGAAAGTTTGTTACCTTCTGCGTTCCAAGCTACTGATTCAATAACTCCACCCAATGAATACTTTTGAATGAATCGTGTTAAATTGTTTTTGTTCATAATCTAGTTTTTAAATTTTATTTTATAATTACAAATATAAGGAAATATTTTGAATGTTCCAAATTAAAAGGAAAAAAACTTTTTAGCAGTTTGAGCTTCCGTACTAGCTTTTTCCCACTTTAAAGCTTTGTAGAAATCATCAATTTTGTTCTCTAATTCTGCTTTGTAAATCTCATCTCTATCTATATATTGCTCTACAAAATCCATAACCTGTTTAGGGTCATTGTAATCTTTGAATGCTAATCCTTCTAATCCTAATGGGTTTGTTTTTAGATATACCCACTTTACTTTATCACCATCTCTGATTGGTTCGTGTTTATATGGACAGTTAAAGAATTTTAGTAATCGGTTATATGCTATTCCGGCTTTGACGTGTGCAGGTGTTCCTTTTTCAAAATCTGCAATTGATTTACCTTTAACCCAACTACCATTATCATATTTACTCAATTCTTTTATTGCCCCACCTTTAGCGATTTTATTTACAGGTAAAATAGCCATTGATTTTTTGAAGTTCAATAATGATTCATCTATTTCTGAATTAGATTTACTCATTAGAATATCTTTTAATAACTTAGCCATAAAGTCCTGAAATGCTTTGGGGAATGAAGAACGAACAACATCTAATCCCTTAACATCTAACTTATCACAGGGGATACCATTTTTCAAAATCATCCATTGTGCGTATCTTTTCTTTGCTACCCAAAATCCAGCCTTGCTGATATACTCTTTCTTAATCTCAAAACGATGCTTATCTTTTGGAATAAAGAAAAACCTTTCTGCTAATAAATCATAAAACTTATTTAGGAATGATTGAGTTTCTTCAGCAATAGTATTAACTTCTTCAGCCATTCTATTCTGGTCAAATTCTTTGTAGTTTGGATAACGATGCTTCACCAATGGTTCAGCCATCATATAGATAGAATCAGTATCTATATAAACATTGTAGTCGTCTCTTGTTCCGAGTTCTTTCCAGTATTTGATGTTTGCCATTTCTGCTGTCTTTTTGATAACAGTTTGGCCGGTGATTGTAACCGCTTCTGCATTATCAATATCATAAAACCTAAAGGCAGGCAGACCAAGAACACCATACATAGAGTTAAGAAGAATCTTCTGAACCAATTGTCTCTTTGCATAAAATTCGTATTTTTCTGTATCTTTTTCTTCTCCGTATTTTTTTTCTAACTTTCGGAATTCAACTCTTTTTTGAAACCAATCATTTAGGATATCAGCAATAAGACCAGGCTTATCCTGATTATATAATACTCCATTTGCTGCTATTCCTAAATTACTATCTTTAATTACTTCTGATAATTCAGTTCTATTGTATTCGTATGTACTACCCTCTTTACCAACTAATTTATAAACCTTATCTTCTCCTCTAATCCATTCTTCAGCATCCCAATTCTGAACTTTACCAATCTTTGTTTCTGGTGAAATGTTTAATGTCATAATGATTGATGGATATAGTGATGTTAAATCCAAATCATATATCCAATCATACTTACCAACGATGGGTTCTTTTACATATGCTCCAATAAACTTTTCTTCGTTGTTATCTCTAAGAGCTTGCATTCTTTCCTTCCTATCTTTTGGTTTGTTGGTTGCCACCAATCTTTTCTTTTTCAGATATCCCAAACACGCCCCTTCTAACCACTTTGATGAAAAAATGTAATCTTCATATGGAACGTAGCCCGCGTGGCAAACTGCTCTACATAATTCAATGAACTGAAGTTTGTTATCCATTGCTACAACCAAGTCCACATCGACAATGTTATATTCAATGAATTTTTCCAAATCAGTTTCAAATAGGTCATCTAAATTACCTTCATACTCTACTTTACCTCTACCCAATTCTTTTGTAGCGATATAGTTCAATGTATAAGATGATTCTAATGTGTATGTGTATGTTTTGTAAAGATTGAGATAATCTAAAATACTTACACCACCAAATTGCCATTTATCTCTATAAGGTGAATAGAATGTCTGTCCTACGGGCGATAATCGTTTAGCGTTACCCTCACCGCATATATTTTTGATACGATTATAAAGATACGGAATATCAAAGAAGTCGATGTTCCAACCTGTTAGAATTGTTGGATTAACTTCTTCGTAATAGTTTATAAAGGATTGTAATAGATTTCGTTCATTATCAAAGATATGAATCTTAGCCTGTCTACCATCTTTGTTAAACTGATTGGTGTTATTTTTTATCTTTCTTTCTTTATCTAAAACGAATACATCGAATAATTTGGTAGCTCCATCGTATGCGGCAATTGATGTAATTTCGTTTTTAGCTTCTTTTGTGTTTGGTAGGCCTGATACCATTTCTACCTCAATATCAAATGTAAGAACTCTATGTCCATTTGATGGTAAATCACTATCGTATATATCAACTAAGACTCTCGTAGTTTCGGGTACATCCGATTCGAATAAATCTTCAGCTTCATCCTTTTCCCACTTAGATATTTTGGTCAATTTATCACCATACATTGAACGGAATTCTCCATATGGGTCTTTTTTATAAGCATATTTACGATAAGGAAAAGTTGTATATCCTCTTTCATCATCCCATAAATGTATCAGGTTTCTTTGCCTTTCGTAATAAATGTTTTGATACATTAACCTATTAATTTTTTATGTAGTATAGAAAACATTTTTGAATCGTTTTCTGATAATTCGTTTGCTCTTTCCAATGCTATTCTTTCTCTCTCACATCTATAAGTATCGTCATCCAATATCTTATCCAACAATACAAATAATTCTTTCTGATTATTGAAAAATATACCATTCGGGTCTATCTCTCTATAACAATCTGAATTATGGAAAATCATTGGCGTGCCGTTCATCATACAATCGGTGGCAGATACACTCCATCCATAATTTGTTTGTAGTGGCTGTATTCCAACTTTGCACAATTGTAATTTATTATAATATGCTTGCTTTGATGCTTCTTTTGTAGTATCAAACCAAGGTAATTTTTTATCACCATTTTCGTATTGAGGCACCCATACCTTAATATCAGGTCTATGTTTTTTATATGCTTCCATATATCCAACAAACTTATTATAATTTTTATATCCAGCGGTTCGGTGATTGAATACAATTATATTATGTTTATTTGGATTTGGTTGTTGCAATACTTTATCCTTTGCTACGCCCAAATTCCAAACAACTAATTTTTTATCAAGCATTTCTAAAGTAGAATCACTAAAGAAAGTCTTTGCTTCTTCGATTACTTTATTTTTTTGGTCTTGCGTATTAAGAAAGCAAGTATCCATTTGTAGTACACCTAATATTTCATTTGGTAACCACAACTCTTTTGCCTTACCAGGTCTATTATCCACACCATTACAATGACTCATTTCCCACCAATGACAATAACCTATAATCTTAGTATCTGCTGTTTTCTTATATCTACCCACTACACTCCAATCAGGCAAATGAGAATAGATAATATCGTAGTCAGTTTCTTTCATTACTCTGACTAATTCTTCCGGTGGAAAGCATCTTTGGTTCATCATATCACCAGGTATAGGAACTTCAATTTGCTTTACATTGTCAAGCATATTTAATTTTGCTGATGGATTTCCTTTGGGCATTATTACATACCAAAAATATTCACCATAGTTTCTTAGTGTACTAATGTGATTAAAAATAACATCAACGAATGAATCTTTTTCAATTTCCCTATAATTGGTTATATTGGGTATGACCAATACTTTTCTTGCCGTATTATAATTAATTGTTGTTTCCCAAAATTTCATGTTATCTACCAACTTCTTTTAGGTAATTTTCTTTCATACCTTCCCATGTCATTCCAATCGCATCTACATAAAATAGAACTTCTGGTTTTATTTTACTTTCTTCAAACAATTTCTCATATCGTTTGATTGCTTTACCTTTCCACCATTTTAAAGTATATTCATTTCCTTTCTCAAATTTATCTTTTAGAATCAAATCTTTCTCTTCAATTTTATCACATAAGAACTGATTTCCATTCTCATACATTTGAGCAAAGTAAACACCTCTTTGGAATCCGTGGTCATATTCATTTCCTTTAATTCCCAATTCTTTAAAAATTGCCTGAATAATCTTTTGTTTGATACCACTAACAGGTCCGTTCTTTTCGTAACCCATATTAGCACCATTACGTTCTCTCTCATCCATAATATTTTTCTTATACCATTCTGGTCGATTTTCTTTTAACCATTGATGCCACGGGTCATATACCTCATCATCAGGCTTTGTAGAAATCCTACCTTTGGATTCTCCTAATGTTTTGAAATGTGGAATACCATTGTATTGTGAGTGAATACCATACAAAGATGTTGTACCAATACCAATCAATGGATTATCATATTTTTGTTTCCAATAATCTCTAATTTCAGGTGCAGTTGCCAATGCTGCGATTAACTTACCACCTAAAAAGTTATATCCAAATGGTTGAGTAGATACGATGGTTGTAGCAATCGATGTACAATTTAATTTACCTTTCTCAAACTTATCTTCTTTGGTCCAACCAATGTATTCATCTCTTACGCCTAATGATGTAATATCTGAACCTAAACATATCTGTCCTAATATTTTTCCACTTGTTCTATCCTTAACATATATTTTTACGTTTCTACCAGGATTAGCCTGAAATTCCATTGTATGAATTAATTTACGAATTTCAGTCCAACGAGTAGATTCTTTTGGGTCATCATCTACAATTTCCACATAGGGGTCTATTGATTCAATTTCTTTAATTGTTAATTCTTTATCGAAGATATTGGTTGGTTTCCACAATGAATCGTAATACGATTGTAATACGGGCAATCGTTTCATATTAGAAACTCTATCCATATTCCATTCTATCCATTTTTTGTACAAAGTTTGTTCTTGTACTGACATTGTTTTAAGATAGTTCAAATTATCAATGAACTTCTTTTTCATTATATGATAGTCAAATGTGGCGGTATTTGTTTCTTCGCCAGTATCCCAAAATTTATTCATATTACAAATATACTAAAAATAATTTAGATTACCAAAATTTGGTATCTATTTCGGTTTCAGGTGCGATTGTTTCCCAATGCTGAATATCTTTATTGAAAGCACGGGTATCTTTTGGATAAGGTCTGATTTCGTGTTTGAAAGATTTCATAATTGCTTTCTTTTCCTTCTTATCAGCTGTAATAATTTGTAGGTATCTATGCTTTGGTGGTTCTTCCCTTCTCCAAAATTCTTTATATCCTTGCTTTCCAATTTCTCTACGAAGATGTTCTAAGTTACCACTACCCCATTTTGTAAATACAGTCCTACTATGAATCCATTTGTAAGGGTCATTTGAAAGGGAAATACCATAATTTGGCATTAACGCAATATCAGTATTTAACCCCTGATATATCCAATTAGTTGCTTGGTAAATACCACCCAAATGCTCTTGTCCATTATCGGCATAAGAAATAAGTGTTTTGATTTCTTTATCATTTTCTCTGAACCATTTGAATGATTGCCCCATCGCATATGATTCGATATTAGAACCATACCCATCATCACAATAAAGACGAGTTAATTCTAATACATTATCTTTTGTAAGTAAATCTGAAATAGAAGTTGCTGCTCTAGCTCCAACGGGAAATCCATAAACTATACATCCAATCAATTTGGTATCTTCACCCAAAGCATTGGTTGTATCCATTTTGTAAAAAATACCTAATGCATATCTACAAGCAGTCCAGGCGTGAGTATAGTGTTTCTTTACGATAATATCTTTTGCTACATCTTTACCAATTGGTGCAATAAATACTTTTGATGTATCGCAATAATTTTTACCTTCTTCTTTCATAACCTTAATTTACTGGTTCTAATTTATGTATTTCTTCTACAAATTCCTCGCTCACTTTTGGATATTTTAGTGATGGGTATTTTAAATTTTTTAATAACTTTTTTCTTTCTTTTCCGTTAATCAAAATATAAATATAACGATGTTTACGTGGTTCTTTTTTAATCCAAAATGGTGATGTTACCATTGTTTGAATTATCTTTGGGTCATTCGTTCCATACTTCACATATGAAGTTCTACTATGATGCCATTCATCAATTTCACTCCATTTGAAAGACCAACTATCGTTTGGTCGGATTCGATTACCTTGATATATCCAATTCGTTGCCTGATATACAGTTCCTAAATGTCCTGCTTTCGGGTCTGAATAAGATACTAATGCTTTGATGTGTGGTGCGTTTTCTCTTAACCATTGGAATGTTTTACCAACAAACCAACTCTCAATATTACTACCATACCCATCAAATACAAATAAACGGGTAAGTTCTAAAACTTCCGTTCTATCTAATGTTTCACAAATAGATGCGCCAGAGTGTCTACCCACCGGGTCTCCATAACATGCTACACCAATAAGTTTTTCGTTTACACCACCAAAGAATTTATGTTCATCGTTTGATAAATAAAACAATCCAATCGCATATGATACTTTTGTCCATATACCACTATAATGATTGTTTACGATAATATCCTTAGCTACGTCTTTACTTATTAATCTAATAGAAAGTTTGGATATATCACAATATTGTTTACCATCTACTTTCATTAAATTACTTTGTACATTCTTCTAAAGCTATTTCATATGCATCTACTTTATCCATTTTAGGGTCCTCTTGCATAAGAGCTTTAGCCTTTTTAATAACTTCTTTTCTAACACCATATCCATGTGCTTCCATTAGGATTTCTTCAATGATTTCTTCGTTTGACATAACTTAAACTTTTTCATATGGCCACTTAATCATATGTGTCCACGTTTGGTTTGTAACAATTTTTTTGATGTTAGCGGGTGATACACCATTGTTTCTGGCTAATACTTTGACATTACGATGCCCAACTTTCCAAAGTTCTCTAATTTGAGTAACCTGCTTTTCCGTAAGTTTGTGCATCGGATGCGCTTCACCTTTTAACATACGTCTAATATAACACTTTTTTTTGATAATCACAAATATTTCTCTATTTTATTATAAACAAATTCTGCTATTTTTTTATATCCATTTAAATTTGGATGCAATCCCCCCTCTTTTACTCCATCATATCCATAAAATGCTTCATTTTCAAAATATGGTATGCCTGTTAATTTTTCGGAATCTCTTAAATAATCTGCGAATGTATAAGTTGGTTCTATAAACCTTTCAAAATTCAAATTTATTGGAGTTTCATCATTAAACATTGGATAGAATGCATTAAAATAGTATCGATTATATTCTTTTAATAATTCGTCTATTATCTTATAATCATTGTTTGGAGTTGTTAAATTTCTATATGGAAATGAAAATGCTATTAGTATCAAATCGGTTGATAATAATTCATCCATATTTTCTTTTATAAGTTTGTAAATATCATTGTTTCCGAAGTTATTACACTTTCCCATATTAATAAAAGGAACTCCCAACTTTTCAGCAACATATCTTGGCCAAGAATTCATTCTACGATAGTAATCTTCAAAATCATTTGGAAAACCATGTCCTTTCCATTTATTGCTATCGCTCAATCCATAACCATTTGTATATGAATCCCCAAATGTAACCAATCTCATATTAATCTTTTTTTCCAAAATTCTTTATTATATAATCATTTGTGTGTAAATTTACACCAAACTCATTATAGGTTTCTGAAATATGGCCGATAATATAATTTACTTTATATCCTAATTGTATTGCAGCCATTCCTAATAAATTTTCCATACATGCTGAACCTGATTTATTTGTAGGTAATATTTTATGAAAGTTTTTTTCTTTTAATTCTTTTAAAAATTGATTCTTGCATATAAACAAATTAAATACAAATGTTTTAAATCCATATGGTTTATATGGTATATCGCATATTTTGATATGAGATATACACCATTCTTGCTCTCCTATTTTATTTGATTCATAATCATTTGAATAGAAAAATGAGCTAATTTCTTTATCGGAGTTTGGGTAATGTTTTGTTAAATCTGTAACAGGAATAGTTGTATCTTGCAAAAACATATAATGTTCTTCATTTGGATATTTTTCATATGCTTTCCAAATTGCACCTACTTCATAATTTTCGTTTCCTTCTATAATATCAACATCTTCTAATAAATTATAATATGATTTATCTTCAGAATTACTATCAACTACAACTATTTTTTGATTTGGCATATATTGCTTACATGCTAAATAAACATATTCTATGTTAGAAGAACTACCTGTGTATGGAAACTTATTGGGAACTTTAAATTCCTTTTTTAATCCATAATCATTCGTATATTTACAACCAATTATAATCAACGTATTACTTTAAATTTTCATTTATTGCGTTAATATATGCTATTTTTGATGATACACCTGTGAATCTTTCAACTTCTTTACCATCTCTTTCAATGATTACCGTAGGTACTGAACGTACACCATATTTAGTTGCTTCTTCATAAGCAATATCTACATCGTATTCTTCAAACTTTACATTTGAAAAATTACTCTTTATTTCATTCATTACGGGAGCCAATGCTCTACAAGGCCCACACCATACTGCCGAAAATTTCTTAACTGTTACCATTTGTTCTTTCTTTAAATTCATCGTATGCATCCAATAGGGAGTCTACAACTGGATGTCGATGATTGGTTAATAATGTTTGCGAATCCATCTCTTTAATCTTTTTTGCTACTGATAAAAGAAATTTAAATCCACTATCTCCTTTATATTTTAAATCTACTTGCTGTGTATCACCACAAACAACCATTTTGCTTCTCAATCCCAAACGAGATGTAATCATTTCCATTTGGTCGTTTGTGCAGTTTTGTGCTTCATCTACGATGATAAAACTATCTAAGAATGTTCTACCTCTCATAAATGCAAGCGGTACAATTTCTACATATCCATCTTCCAATATCTTATCAATTTTATCTTTGTTATATAATTGATAGAAGTTAGAATATATTGGCTGCATCCACGGCTCCATTTTTTCACGAAGGTCACCAGGTAAAAATCCAATCTCTTCTTTACTTACAGTAGGACGAGTTATTATAATTTTTTGAACAGTCTTTTTAAATAACATATCCAATGCAACCTGACAAGCTAAAAGTGTTTTACCACTTCCTGCTTTACCACTTAATATTGTAATAGCGTTATTTAAAATCTTTTCTTTTGCTTCTTTTTGCTCTTCATTTAATTGAATTTGGAACTTAATAGGTCCTTTTGGTTTTTCAATTTTTTCTTCTCTAATTCTATCTGTCAACTCTTTGTGTTTTGCTGATTGATTTTCGCCCATAAGATTTTTTTATGACTATTTTCCTCTACCTGATTTTTTGATTTGTGTTTGCTTTGGTACATTTTTGACAGGAACTGGCTTTGCTCCTTTAGTATTCAAAGGCTTTTTTTCGTTTTTGTTTCCAAAGAATTTACTGCTCATAGTTTTTTTTTAAATTATCCATCACAACTTAAACATTCGGGATCCATTGCTTTTGCTGCAATATCTCCTCTTAATACGGATTCGGTTCTCATATAGTAAAGTGTTTTCACGCCTTGCTTCCACGCCTCTAAATGAATCTGATTAATCCATTTTGGCTCTGCCGTAGCAGGAAATGCTAAATTTAATGAAACTGCTTGGTCAATATATTGTTGTCTAATTCCAGCTTGTCTTACTAAATCTAATTGGTTGATTTCTTTAAATGTTTTAAATACATCTTTAATGGGAGTGCAATTATGCTTTGGTTCGTTTTTAACTTCTTTACATTCCATTACTTTACCATCCACATAACACCATTCATCTAAGAAATCTAACCCTTGTACTGAACCACCATCTACTAAAATTTGGTCCCATACTTCTTTTGTGTTTTTACCAACTTTACGAAGTACTCTTTCTAATTCAGGGTTTTTTCTAATGAAAGTTCCTTTAGATGTTTGTTCCGTAAATACGTTAGCTGCCCAAGGTTCAATACCACTACTTACATTGCCACTCAATTTAGAGTTTGATACCGTAGGTGCTACTGCTCTTAGGTGAGTATTTCTGAAACCACTTTCCTTACACCAAAGTGGTTCACCATATTCTTTTGCTAAATCTCTACTTGCTCTTTCAGATTCAATTTTAATTTGAGAGAAAATTTTACGAGTTTCGAATTGTGCAGTCAACCCCTCAAATGGTACACCTCTTTGTTGTAAATATGTATGCCATCCCAATACACCCAGTCCCAATGCTCTACCTCTTTCTGCTGAACGTACTGCATTTTCAAACCCTTTCATATTCTTAGCTCTTTGCAAGAATTCTTCTAACACACCATCTAAGAATACCGTAGATGTATAAACCAAATCAGTATCTTTCCACTCATCGTATTTTGCTAAGTTTAGGGAACTTAAACAACAAACGAATGAATGCTGCTCATCGGTATGTAAAACTATTTCAGAACAAATATTAGTCATATGAACTTTCAATCCGTTCTTCTTATACATTTCAGGATTGTGTTTGTTAACATTACCTTTAAACATAATATAAGGCTCGCCTGTAGCTTTTCTTTTCTGAAGTAACTTACCCCACTTTCTACGAGCTTCGGAGTCGCCTTCCTCCAATTTAGCCATAAATTTATCACTTATAACTACACATTGGTGCATATTAAGTGCTTGGCGATTTACATCTCCCTTTGGTTCTCTAACCTCTAAAAAATCATCGAAATCTTTGTGGTCTATTTTTATATTTACCGATGCTGCTCCTCTACGAACACTACCCTGATTTGTAGCGAGAATTGTTGAATCATATATTTTAATAAACGGAACTACACCGTCCGATGTACCATTCATTGTAATTTTAGTACCAGCTGGTCTAATCATATTAACACCAATACCAACACCACCACCATGCTTTGCTAACAACATTAATTCTAAATTCTTTGAACCAATTTCAAAGATACTATCACCAACATCAATACCAAAACACGATATAGGTAGTCCTCTATCAGTACCAGTATTTGAAAGGACAGGCGTTGCTAAACACAACCATCCTTTCCAAATATAATCAAAAAATTTTGTAGCCAATTGTGGTTTTTCTAATCTTTTTGCAACTGCAGTAGCTACTCTCCAATATGCATCTTTTGGCTTTTCTCCTGCCAACAAATATCCTTTTGATATCGTTTTAACATAGATTTCTGTATTTCCCCACGATGGAAAATCTACATCTAATTCCCAGCCTAATTCTTCTCCGTAATTTTTCATAACTTTAATTTAAAATATATCATCCCAATTTTCACCTTCTCCTGCTTTTGAATAATCAGTTGGTCTGATTGCGAAGAAGTCGGTATGTGTTACACCGCCTGTAAGATGATAAAACCAATCTAATTCGGCTGCTTTGTTTTCATTGTATTCAAAATAATCATCACCACCTTTCATTGGATTATAACCTAATTCTGCTAACTTTTCATTTATTCTTTTTGTAATGAATTCTTTTAAATCATCTGCTTTTAGATTTTCTAAATTACCCATTTCAAAAATCTTATCAATAAATTTATGTTCTAAATCTCTAATGATTTCTGCTGCCTTGTAGATATCTTCTTTTGCTTCTTCTAATAATTCAGGAAATTCTTCACACATATGTCTGAATAATTGACAACCCATTTTAGAGTGAAGTGATTCATCTCTAACACTCCACTTCATTTGTTGTCCAATTCCTTTTAATAGGTTTCTCATTTGAAAACTATAAAGAACTGCAAATGATGAATATAATGCTACACCTTCCGCAAATGCCGAAAAGATAGCAAGTGAACGAGCAACTTCAACTCTAGCCTTATGATTCTTTTGTAAATCTTTAGGAGTCCAATCAGCAGTAGTATTAGTTAATAATTCAAATCTTTCCTTCATTGTTTCATCGTGAAGGAATCCTTCGAAATCATCCAACCCTAATGTTTCATTTAGGTATGAATATGCTACTGAATGTATTGTTTCTTGCGAACCAAATGCCATTGCCATTTGTCTAATCTCATGCTTTGGAAACCATTTAGTAACCATACCTGTCCAATAATCTGATACTGCGCATTCGGTTTGAGCAAATCCTAAAAGAATATTACCAACTAAATGTTTTTCCTCTTTTGATAAATTCTCATTCCAATCCTTAACATCTCCCTGCATTGGGATTTCGGTATGTAACCAAAAAGCCTGCATCTGCTTTAACCATCCATCCGTATAATATTCTGGATACTCAAACGGCTTGAATGGGATTCTTTCTGTAAATAATTTACTCATTTTATAATTCTATTTCTTCTGAAGTGTAAGTATAACTATACGTCCCAAATTAAAATTTCCCTTTTTCTTTAGAAAATTTTATATGACTTTTCGTCAGTTTATCCCATATTATCCACATATTTTTTATGTAATAATTTCTTCTCTAAATTTTCTCCGTTTTTAGATTCTTTTTGTGCGATTATACCATCTGCCGATGTTGCTGCAAATACATCCATAACTCCGTGAAAAGTATCAATCTTTGCCGGAAATGTCATACCATCAGGTCCGAATCTATTCTTTACAATATGGATACGGCCTGTGTTGGATAACTTATCCTTTGTCTTTCTACTAACACTCATAATAAAGTCAGCCGTTTGTACTTTTTTATAAGAATCACCAACCGAATCGGCTTGTATAACTTCGTGGTCAATAGCTGCTCTATTTGTTTGTGTGGCTGTCCAAATTGGAATACCTGTTTCACCGCTCAATCCTCTAAGTTCTTCATAGATACCACCTAATTCGGCATATAAACCATCTCTACCTCTATCGGAAGATTTTAACAAATCGGCATAATCTATGATAATTAAATCGGGACGATATCCCATTGTTTTTAACTTCTCAATATGAGCTGATAGAGTTTTTGCTGATGCGATTTGTGGTGGGTAATATTTAATACGAACTCTACCTCGTGTATTTTTAATCTTACGAATAATTTCATCCTTCTTTTGTTTGTGTTCCGATGTTTGAATACCCGTGAGGATTGTAGTATATCTCTGTCCAACGTATGATTCAGATAATTCCAAAGTATAATGTAAAACATTCATACCCTTTTGAACTGCTGAACAAGCTATCTTAGATAAGAACCAACTCTTACCAATACCTGATGGTGCCATTACAACTCCTAATTCGCCTGGTCCTAATCCACCATCCATTAATTCATCGATAACACTCCAACCAGTAGAAACTGAATTACGTTTTACCTCCTCCATAATAGATTCAAATTCAGTAATGTAATCTAATCCCAAATCATTTTCAACGCCAACTTTAGATGCGGCGGTCATCGTATCTATGATTTTATCATATTGGCCTGCTTTGAGTAATTCTACTGATTTTAAAAGTGCATCTTTTACTTTTTGGTTTTTAGCAAATGTTAGATATTCTTTTTTAACGTATTGTAAATCTTCTGAACCAATCTGTAAATATACACTCTTTAATTGCTCAATTGTGGTTTGCTTTAGAATTTTATCCTCAATATCTCCAACTTTAATTTTAAACACTTCCATTGTAGGAACTGCTTTATATTCGTTGAAATAGGACAATATTTCTCCAACAATCCATTTATTGGCTTCTGATTCAAAGAATGTTGGTTTGGTGATTTCGTTTACTTGTTCTAAAAACTTAACATCCGTTATAAGTGAAGCAACAACTTTGGATTGATACGATTGACCATATTTTACCAATGTATCTACTGCTTCCATTATGCTGATTGTTTTTCTTTAAGTTTTCTATTTTTTTCTTGCTTTTTAGCTTGAGTTTCTGCTTTCTTTTCCGCTTCTATTTCTTGCTTTTCAGTTTTAACATCTCTAACCTTTTGTTTCCATTCGGATTTAGAAATGTATCCCCATGTGTTACCAGCCATTTGGTAAGCCTGATTATCATCCACTCTGATAATAGTTCCTGTGTTTTTGTTTTTAAGACACTTCATTGTTAACCTCCATGTTTTTATTTGTTATCTAATAACCATTAATAATTCTGATTCTCTTAATAAGATGTATTTATTTCCACCTACTTTAATTTCAACTCCTTGATGGTATGGTGGTAAAATTACTTCATCACCTACTTTTACTGTCATTGGAATTGAAATGCCGGCTTGAGTGTACAACCCATCACCAACTGATTCTACTTTTGCTCTTTTTACATCTTCGGATTTTACACTATCTGGAATAATGATACCACCGGCAGTTTTAGATGCTACTTCTTCTAATTCACTCAATAGGACTCTATCTCCTAATGGTTTTACTAATTTGTCTGCTATTTTTGCCATAACTTTTTTTTTAAAATTTTGATAAATGTGAAAATGTTGATTGTAACCAATCCAATACATTTGGGAATGAGTCTAACATACGATGTTTTAATCCTAATTTAAGAAACTCTTGCTTCTCAAACTTTGTTATTGGTTCATCGTATCTATCCATAATTTTCATTCTAAGGTTTCCGCTGAACTCTGGTTCAGATAATTGCATCAATTTACGATTTCTTTCGCAGATTTCCAAATTATTAAGAAATAATTCATGTGCTTTTACTTTTTTATCTAAACCGTTTATATACTCAACCATTGTTTCGGTTGTATGTATCTTTTCTTCAGTAAGTATTGGAAAGGCTTTTATGATTGTTTTTGCGCCTAATCCATTAATACCTTCAATATTATCAGATTTATCGCCATCAATCATTCTGAAATTAATAAAATTGTGTGGGTGAAATCCATATTCTTCTACAACTTCGTTTATATTATAAACTTTCTTTTTAGTTGGAGAATATACAGATACATCTTTATTTACTAATTGTAAAAAATCTTTATCGGAACTCATAATAATAACCTTTTCATCTTCTTGTCTGAGTTGAGTTACCACATATCCAATAACATCATCGGCCTCAATACCATCGTAAACCATTAAGGTTACGGGTAGGGCTGTTAATAGTTCGGCTAAACCAACCATCTGCCTTCTCATCGATATCTGCTCATCTTCGGGATTCATATCCACAGTGATAGCACGATTAAGGCGGATTTTGTTTTTAGCTCTATCAGCTTTATAACCTCCGTAAATTTTTTTTCTACTTTCCGCTCCGCCCTTACCATCAAATACAATGATACATCGGGTCGGATTTAAAGTACGAATAGCATAACCGATACTTTTTAAAGTACCGACTATGCCTCCGATATGGTCACCATTATCGTTTAGATTTGGTGCGGTTGACCAAGAACGAATGAAGGTATTAAGACCATCAATAATTAGGGTTTTGGAATTCTTTTGTAAATTGCCAAAACTCTTATGTTCTTCATCTATTTGTTTTAGTATATCTAAATACTTCTTATTAATCTGACTCATTTGCTACATCCGTTGTTTCATCAACTTCCTCTGAAGCGGAATTTGTTTTATATTGTAGAATACATACCTCACATATCTTACGATAAATTTGGTCTTTTAAATCTTCGTTTTTAAGGATATCTGGAAAATCTTTAGATTGGAATTTAATAACTTCGCCAGTATCAGTGTCGATATATTCATACCAAGCACCACCTTGCTTTACCAATTTATTATCTTTCATAACTCCTAACCAAGAACCATAATTATCAATACCTCTATCAAAGAAGATATTAAAATCTGCGTGTCTCAATGGTGGTCCTAAACGATTTTTAATAACTTGTGCTCTTACTTTAATACCAACAATCTTATCACCTACTTTTAGTTGTCCCATAGATTTCAAACGGAATCTAACAGAAGCATGAAATGCTAATGCTTTACCGCCCGATGTTGTCCAAGGGTCACTAAATGCCATTGCGTTCATCTTTTGACGAAGTTGGTTAGTAAACACTAAACAAATGTTTTGTCTACCAATCATATTCGTAATCTTTCTCATCGCTTTGGAAATAATGATTGCTTTATCAGTTGCATAACCATCTTTATCGTAATCAGCTTCTAACTCTTTCTTTGTAGATGCTGCTGCTACTGAATCTACTACGATAGTTACCAGTTTATTCTTATCGCCTGTTCTAACTTTCTCAATGATTGTTTCACAAGCTTCAAAAATACCTTCAACCGTATCTACTGAAACGTATAGTAATTTTGAAATATCAACACCAATTGCTTCCAAAAACTCCCTATTAACGGCAGTTTCGGTATCAATCAATACGGCTACTCCACCTTTCTTTTGTGTTTCAGCTAACAGATGGGCGGAGAGCAGAGATTTTCCACTCTGCTCTAAGCCCGTAATTTCTGCTATACGGCCAACTGGCAAACCACCATAAGGTCTATTAGAAACTGCTACATCTAAAAGAGCGTTACCCGTAGATACCCAATCTTTTACGTTAGTGGGAGCATCGCCTCCACCATCCGTAAGGAAGTATGCAATTCTACCATCCTTATTTTGTTTGTTTAATGAATCAGCGAGGATGCTCGCTAAGTCCTCTTGTACTTTGGCCATAATGTAACCTATTATTAATTGTTAAATAAATCATCAAATGCTGATGCTACATCATCTTTTTGTGTAGATTTTTTAGGAGCTTCTTTTTCCCAAGGAAGGTCACCAATTTCTTGTGTACCACCCAAATCAACGGATGGTTGTTTTGATGCCTGTTTTGGAGCTTCTAATTCTTCTACAACCTCATCAGCGCCCGTAGTTGCTGAACCTGGGTTTAACCAATTTTCCAATACACCTTTCAATTCTGAATATGATAATTCTGAATATAATTCGGTGATGTTCTTTTGATTATCCAATAAAGATTGGATTTGTTCTGCACTCTCTGCTAATTTAGATTGTGAAGGTTTTACTCTGATAGTTGTTGTTGGATAAGCTGCATTTGAATCTTCAGCGGATTGAATTTCTACAACGATATCTCTACCATTCATTGGGTCGGTGATATCTCCGTAATCCGGGTCTGCGATATATCCTAAGATATCCTGATAAACCGTCTTACCAAATCCCCAAAACTTAACACCTTCGTTCTCCTTACCTCTTATGATAACTGGTGCGAAAGTTCTCAATTTTGGCTCCATCTTCTTACCTGCTTTCCAATCATCGGTATCGCCTGTACGTTTAAGTTTTTCAGCGAACTCAACAATTGGGTCAGGTCTGCCGAATGATGCAGGACTCAAATAAGTTTTGTTGTTAATGTTGTAGTGAAAGAATAATTCAATGAAAGGAATATCTTTATTGAATTTGTAGGGAACTAATCTGATTTGATGTTTTCCCGGTGTTGGCTTCCAAAGTGAATCTGATTTTTTGGAAGTGTTTTGTAACGAGTTGAATCTCGATAGGGCAAGTTTAATGTCCATTTTTCTTACGTTTTAAAGTTAATAATTGTTGTTTAATGTTTAAGGTTTTATCGATATTACCTATATCTAAATATAACCTTTTTATGTTTTTGTTCTACAAATATAGAACTTTTTTTTCTTATTTCCAAATTTATTTTGCCCATTTTCCTCTTTGAACTAATTGAGCTATCATACCATATACTGATAAATCTTCATATGTATCTTGCACCGATTCTCCTACCTCATCTGGCTGTCCTAATACTACTAATTGCTTTAATCTTTGAACCTTATCGTTGATTCTAAACCAAAGACCTGTAAGTGATAATTTGATATCTTCTTTTGATTGTAAAGAAGTTCCTACTGAAATATTGCCAGGTCCATAGTTTCTTTGTTTCTTACAAAATGTTTCATACATTTCATTCTGAATTTTTTTAAATTCAGCCATCATTTCAGGATATACCCTTTCGCAATGTTCTCTTGCGGTTTCTTCGTGGATTTCTATCATAACTGTTTGTTTAATTTTTCTTTTAGTTTCATTCCTAATGCACAGGCTTCATATTCTTCGGCTTCAACCAAAGTTTTAATATTTTCATCGATAATAAAATTGAAGTCCTCTTTATGAATTGAAAGTTCTACGATAACGATTCGATTTATGATTATCTTTGCAAAGCAAACGATATTCTTCTTATAACGAATACCCCATTCCACTCCTTTAATTAGTGCTTTTGATATTTCGTATCGATAATCTTCGAATATTGTTTCGGGTGATTTTGTTTCAATTACTAACTTTTTTTTCATTAAAACAAATATAATAAATTAATTCTGAATTTCCAAATTAAAACGTATCAATATTTAATTCCGATACGTTCAAGCTTTTGTGAACTTTTGTAGGAATCTTTTTGTATCCGTAATTAGATGTGGTAATAATACAATTTTTGAATTCATTCCAATCTAATTGATATGTTGTATCTAATTGTCCGCCAGTCTTAGCTTTGATAACCTCATTTAACGCATTGATTGTATAAATGGTATTTGATTGCTTTTTTCTATGTACCAATATAGTTTTCCATTGTGAGTTTACAGGTGCAGAACCTTTCTCAACATTATAAGTTATAAATAAATCGTTCTCTATTAACTTACTTTCTAACACAAATATGTTTGGATTTATAAGGGTATAGTTTTTTAAGATAAATTCTAATGATGTATCTAATTCATTTCTATATGTGAACAAACATAAAAGTTGTGTATTCATTTTATTTTTTCTTTTTATCACACGATACAATATGTGATGGATTTACGTTATTAGGAGTCATCCATATTTTATCCTGAAATTTACTGAATTTAAATCCAGGATTGTATGACCAACTCATACAACATTTATTAACAATACCATCTAACTCTTCGTTTTTGACTGCTCCAGTTCTTTCGTTAACTGTACTTCTTTCGTTAGAAAAATAATTAAAATCCGTATCATTATTATTAATTGTTTCTATACTTGCTCCAGCTAATGTGTGCAATCTTAATAATTGTTTATATTCCTTTTTTTCTTTATCATTCAATGGACCAACTCCGTTTCTCATTGCCGTTTGAAAAGCACTTTCCGATTGCTTTTCACCTTGTGCCATAATACGATTGTATTCATCTTTTGTAATTATGTTATTTTTTAAGGCCCAATTCAGATGAAACATTATCTGCTTTTCTTTTTTCACCATATCTTGTACCGATGGTGGATATTTTGTATCTTTATTTCTACCATATACAAATTGATGTATGCTCAATAAACTATTTAATGCAACCCTTGTTTCAGGATGTTTATATTCAGTTTGTTCTACTTTGGAATCACTTTGTCCGGCGCCTCCTTCTGCAAATTTTACACTTGAACCACCTACCAATACCAATGATGTTTTAATCATTTTAAAATTATCGGCAATCGATTGTGCTATATTTCCTGATTTAGGAAATTTAAATTTTGGTTCTTTAAATGCGATTACATCTGATACTTTAAATGTTTCCGATGAAGGTAAAAACGCTTGATATCCTCTGCCAATCATCTTTGAAAATACAATTACCTCCAACAAATCGGGAACCGCTGTTCTAAAATCTTTATTTAAAGTCATTTCACCCAATAAATCATCCAATTCTTTTTCAAAATTTGGATTACTACCATTTTGGTTAAATTTTATAGATTTAAATTTATCCATAATGATTTTTTGTTCTTTTGTTACTCCACCACTTTCTTTAAATAATTGTTCAAATCTTTTTGTGTATAAATTTTTTATATTATCAAATGTAGATTGTCTACCTTCAGGTGTGGATGTATCGCCAAAATCAACTATTTCAAACTTTCCGGCACTCTTCATCATTTCCAATTGCTTATTGTATCTTTTCAATGATGCAATTGTAGTTTTTGCTTCAACTTCGGCATCCGGTACTCCATTTTTCTTTAAAAGTAATGTCAACTCTTTTAATTTCGGTACTGGTACCGGTTTGTGTTTCACTCCATCGATTATTATAGAACCATCCTTTTCTTCTTTAATTAAGACATCTTTACGTGCTGGAGTAACTTTATTTGGAACTGCTTGTTTTTTACCCATAGCCCCTTCCTGTGCTTTAGTTGATTGTAATCCAAATGATTGAGTAAGTTGTTTTAATTCTTCTCTTTTTGAGCTAGGGAATGTTACTTTTTTATGTTTCTTAAAATTTCCAGGAGTTGCATTTGCTATATATAATGTAGCTTCACCGGATTTGTCTTTAAATGCTACAAAATTCTTTAATAATTCTTTTTCTTGTGCGTTAACCTTTTGGCCTGATATCATTTTTTCAAACCCAGAAAGTAATGTTTTAATTCTTTTTTCTCCTAAACTATTTTTTAATTCAGATGAAAAATCTTTTTTAATAATTTGAGCCAAAGCGGCTGTTCTTTTTGATACATCTTCTGGCTTTAGATTTAAATTAGATGTAGTGGTTGTTTCTGGTTCAGAATCATTACCAAACACATTACCACGTTTTATCGTTCTAGTTGGTGTTGGGTTTGCTACTTTTTTTTGTTGAATTTTTTTTTCTGCATCTGAAACTTTAACCACATTTGGGGTTGGTTGTTTTTTTGATTGCGGTGCTACTTTTTTATTTTTTTCAGCTTTTTCTTTTGCATTTAATGCTCTCAAAGAACCCGAATCGCTTTTGTGTGTGATTTCACCTTCAGGTTGTTTAGAATAATAACCACCACCTCTATGATAATATCCTTTAAATTTAGAAGATTCACCAGCTTTAGGGTTAGATGCTGATTTTGGTTTAATTTTATTAAGAACCTTTTTAGCGGGAGCTTTTGGTTTAGATTTTGCTTTTTCTCTTAACGCATTAAGAGCTTGGGAATTGTATATACCATTTTCTTCTAAGATGGTAGTTAATTCATCTAAGTGTTCTTCGTTTGTTAAATCAACAATTCCAGTCGGAATTCTGTAACTTAATTCCAATAATATTTCTTCGAAATTTGGAGTCATCCTTTGGTATTATTTTCTTTTTATCAAAGATTTCAACTTTGTGTGGTTTTCTTTTATAGAAGAGCCTTTTGATAATTTAGCTTTTAACTTATCATATATTGGTTGAAACTCATCGATTTTCATTTGACCTTTTAATAACTTTTGCACTTCTGGCATTTTCATCAAAGCCTTTGATACTTTATAAGCCTGCTCTGGTTCTAATGTATTATCGCCTGTCAACGCATCGTAGTTTGGTTCA